GGAGAGGAATGAGCCAGTCGTGAGACCATCGGGTCTTGTATCCCATTCTCCCATCCTGGCAGAGCTTGCGGACGCGCATCTCGGTGACGCCAAGTAGGCGCGCCGCCTCGCCGGTCGTGAGGCGCGTAGCCCCGAGGGTGTACAGTGCCTCCTTCGCCCACTCAGGGTGGACGTCGCTGAGCGTCTCGATGGTGCCGCGGGCGTCGTCCAGAGCCTCTTTCAGGCTGCCGAACCAATGGATGCCGTTGAGCCCGTCCTCGATGTCGTCAGCCGGCACCTCGTCTCGCCCATCCTCGTTCTGGACGGGCCACTTCCACTCGGACCACGAGAAGTAATATCGGTCGCCTGCCTTACCTATGGCGTAGTTTGTCAACTCGCCCAGGTTCTCTGACCAGAGGACTTCAGACTCGACCTGCCGGGGACCGTTGCCTCGGATGAGTGCCTCCCACTCCTCGTCGGAGTAGGTCGGCTCGCCCTCGTGAAGACCATAGAGGACTTCGCAATACTCCGCACCCTTTGGGTCCTTCGGCCACACGCCTGCGTCATCGGCCATCCGCTCCTGCTTGGGTGTGACGCTGATTTGCCACCCGTTTGGGGATTGCCACAGAATTACCTTTGCCATTTTGGACTCCTTTCTCTGCGTGATGGTGTATGCGCAGCCCACATGAGGTATCAGCCTTCGTGCTCGATGATTATGAGAGCCGTCCTGCCGCAGTCAAGACACTTGACCTTTTCGCCGTCTTCCGACTCATGCTTCTCAACCTCGCACTGGGAAGACCCGCAGAACGGGCAGTAACGAGCAGCGTTGTCCTTCCCTTCGCAATCCCGGGCAGCGAGCGCAGCAGCCACTCTGTCTCGAATATTCAGTGCCCAATCCGCGCCCGATGACCTGATCGGTCCTTTGTCGTCCTCGACCGGGGCGAGCTCGCCAGAGGCGTCTACCACAGCGAGCCACACGCGAGCGTAATGGTGCTTCATGCTGCCACTCTCGTCGTAGAGCAGGACGAACGATCCGGGTTCCAACTCCTCCTTGCGCCCTGGCTGCAACCAGGCACCCTCGAACGCATAGCCGCCCTTTTGTTCTCGGTCAACACCAGTGAGCAACTTCCGCCACGCCTTGAAACGCCTGTCATCTTTGTCTGGTATGCTCACGATTACTTTTGCCATTTTGGACTCCTTTCTCCGCGTGTAGGATGCGCGGCCCCCGTCAACTAGATCGCCAGCGTACCGTCACCCTCGACGCTCCACCGCTGCAGGTAGAGCCTCTGGAGCTCTCGCTGCTGAGCGGGTTTGAGGTTTTTGAGTCCAAAGCCTGCTCCCCGGCAGCGCAGGCAAAAAGGGCGCCCTCGGCCGTCACGGATTCGTGTAGGACCCTGGTATTGGCCCGTGCCGTCACAGCGAGGGCAGACCTGGAGCCATTCTTGGTGGCCCGATTCCTGCGCGATGCGGACGAAGCGCCGGATAAGTACGTCCGGGCGCACGAAAAGCCGGGTGACGCGGCCGGGTCGGGCGTGTTCAGCTACCATCGGGTACCCGGGATAGACCACTTCGATAAGGCGCTGGTCCGCTTGCGGAAGACAAGCGAACTCAGCCCGGAACTCCATCGCCGAGCAACCTATCTTTGCCATCCTGCGTCACCTCCTGCCTATATAATATATATCGCACCGATACGGATTATGCAATAGCGATTATGCTGGGATTCCCGAAATTCGTATCGACATGGGCATAATTTTTTCGTAATTATTTCGGGTGCCGAACGGGAGGGGGAACCTACGGAGGGGGAGGGCGAATGAGAACTATGTATCAGAGATAGATAAAGTTGTCTGTGGATATTGTGCAAAATGTTGTGGATAATCGCCGACTGTGCTATTTTGGAAATGCGGGTTGCCTATGCCTATCTTACTTCCTGATTTTGGGAGGGCATCGTTGTGGCGAAGGATGAGACCTGCGATTTGCTTGATGGAGGGCTATCGGAAGAGGAACGACGGCCCCTGACTCTTAAGCAACAGGCATTCGTCGATGAATTCCTCGTAGACCGAAATGCTACTCAAGCAGCCATAAGAGCGGGATATTCACCTCGAACAGCCGAACAACTAGGGTATCAACTTCTTCACCATCCTTCAGTTCGCGCGCGCATAGATGCCGCCATAGCAGAGCAGTCCCGCAGATTAGGCATCAACGCCGATAGGGTACTCCTCGAATTGGCCAAACTCGCGCTTGCCAATCCCCTGGATGTCATCGAGGCGCTGGATGCTACTATCAAGGATGGCGCAACGCGAGAAGATACAGCCGCGATCCAGTCCATCAAGGTCAAAACCATCCCCCAAAAAGATGATGAGCCAATCATTGAGCGCGAAGTCCGCATGTATGACAAGAACAAGTCGCTCGAGCTCCTGGGCAAGTTCTTGGGCATGGTCGTTGATAAGCGCGAGATAACCGGCAAAGACGGCGGTCCCATCCAGGTGGCCGGCAGGGTCCAGGGATTGTCCACGGCCGAACTCCAGGCTCTTATCACAAAGAGCGAGGGGGGCGAAGGCTGATGGCTGCTATGCCTGCCCGCCAGATAGAGTTTTCGCGAGAGGAAATCCTCCGCGCCGAGGCGGCAGCCGAACTCGAGTGCCGCCGGTGCTTCGGATATGAGGAGGACGGCAAGCACATAGAGGGCGATGGCGTCTACTTCGTGGAGAACTACGTCCACATCGAGGATAGGAGCAGCGGAAAGCCTCAGTGGGTCCTCTTCAAACTATGGCCATGTCAGTTGCGGGTCTGGGCGACGCTCTTAGTGGAGCGGTTCATCCTGATCCTCAAGGCTAGGCAACTCGGTCTCACCTGGCTCCTTGTGGCCTTCGCCCTGTGGCGGATGATGGCGATCCCCGGCTTTAGAGTCCTGGGCCTCTCGAAAAAGTATGACTTCGCCAAGGTCAACCTCCTTGAGCGATTGGTCAATATGCTGAAAAGGCTTCCCAGGTGGATGATACGGCAGCGCATCAAGTCTGAGAATTGGAAGTCTTTCGCGGGCCACACTTGGGAGCGTGTCGGCGACGAGATCCGCATCTACCACCCTCTCCAGGGCTCTACGGTTCAAGAACTGAGCATCTTCAGTATCATGGCCACTACCTCGGACGGGGCGAGGTCGTTTACCGCGGACCTCATCATACTGGACGAGTACGCTTACGCCGAGAACCCCGAGGAGATGTGGTCGGCCATGGTGCCGGTCATCGACCAGCCGGGTTCAACGCAGCAAGGCGTTCTCCTCTCCACCAATCAGGCCGGCACACATTTCGACGAACTTGTTACCGAGGCTTCAGAGGGCAGGGGCACCTTCGCCAAGGGTTTCATCTTTCTGGAGTGGTTCCAGCACCCCCTTCGGGATATGGCGTGGTACGAAAGTGCGAAGGAGAAAGATCCCCTCTACTACCGGCGAGAATACCCGGCGACCATCGAGGATTCAAGGAGCGTGGCCTCCGGGACCTTCTTCCAAAAGTTCTCCAAGCAGATCCACTCCATTGACCCCTTCGACATACCGCCGTGGTGGAAGAGGTGGCTTGCCAATGATCCCGGCTACACCGATCCCTTCTGCTGGCACTGGATGGCGGTGGATGAGGACGGTGTTGTCTATGTCTATCGAGAGTATGCTCCCCGCCAGTCCAAGCAGGATGAGCGCATCACCTACTCTGAGCAGGCGAGGGAGGTCGCCAAACTCAGCAGACTCCCCGAACCTGGGCCGGACGGCCAGCCTCAGTATGAGCGGTTCGAGTTCCTGGTGACGGGGCACGACGCATGTACCAAGCACCCCGAGACCGGCAAGAGCATCGCAGATTACTACCTAGAGGCTTTCCGCGAGACAGGGTTCTCCGTGGGTATCATCCCGACGATTCCAGACAGGGCGAGGCGTGCGGCCGTGATGACCGAGTACATTGAGCCCTATGAGGATCAGAACACCAACGAGACTCGGGCCAAAGTTCGGATTTTCAACACCTGCACCTACGTCCTGAAGGCTCTGCCCATGATGGTCTGCCACGAAAACCAGCCCGAGAAGTATGCCGACCACCCAGCGGACCACCCTGTGGACTGTCTCGGCTACGGTCTGCAGCAGTGGCACCCGGAAAAGGCAAAGGAGCCCGAGAGCGCCAAGACGGTCATCCAGCAGGATAAGCAGGCGCTGGCAGACAAGGCGCGGCTGGCTAGGCGGA